CTATAAGCTTCCCAAGTAACCGGAATCCTCATTTTCAGGGGCGGCAAGGTCCTCCAGCTTGGAGACAAGTTCGGCTTGCTTGTTTGGGTACAGGTGGGCGTATGTTTTCATAACTACCGGAACGGTGTCGCCCAAACGCTTGGCAACAAGCAGGGCAGAGTATCCAAGTTCGATGCAAAGGGAAGCGTGGCTGTGTCGCAGATCATGTACGCGAATGTCCGGCAAAGAGGCGATTCTGGTGCAGCGGGTCAACTCCTTGTTAAGTGATGTGCAGGTCATGTAAAACACTCGTTCATCGGGGGTTAGGCCGTACAGTTTGGAGCAGTAGGAACGGAATTCTTCTGCCAGCCAATGGGGGATGGGCACATTCCGGTTGCCTCCTTTTTTACTGTTCTTGGTGGGACCGAGAATATCTTGTCCGTTTTTTCTGCGATATGTTTTATAAATTTTTAGCTCATCGGTATCGGTCAAGTCTTTTGGCTGGAGCGCCAGCATTTCACCTTCACGACACCCGGACCAAAATAATACATCGAAAGCCAACAAATACGCTTCGTTGCGAAAATGCTTCCGAAGAATATCGTACTGGTCTTTTGTGATAATTAGCATTTCTTCGGTGACAGATGAACCCATAGGCCCAGCAATGGAACAAGGGTTTTTAGGAAGCTGGTACATTTTTTGCGCATAGCTAAAAAGCGCATTTAGCTGGGAGTGGATGGTCAATAGATATGTTTCAGCATACGGGAGGCCAGTGTCCTCGCCTGCCTTTTTTACAGTTTTTTGCCATTCGCGGATATCCATGGCGGTGATTTCATCCATTTTTCGTTTCCCAAGATATGGAATAATTTTTGTGTCAAAAATTTGCCGCTTATTGTCAATCGTGGAATCGCGAAGTCTGCCTTTCATATCGGCAAAATATAAATCAACAAAACTGGACAATGTCATATCACAGTTCTTGGATTTTTTGAGTTGAAATTCTCGCTCCCATTCCAATGCTTCACGCCGGGTTTTGAAACCACGTTTACGCTTCTGTTTCTTAACTCCTGTGAAGTCTGTGTAATAGAATTGGCAGTACCAAGTGCCAAGCTTCTCGTCTTTATAGCAGGGCATCGAATATACCTCCTGAAGAGTTTATAAATCCCCGACCATTTTTATAATGGCCGGGGTCTTTTTTTATTGTGGAAGAATTGCCTTGAACTGGTCTACGTTGTCGGAATTGCTAAGCAGAAAATAAATATTTAGTCCGCTGTCAGAGCGGATGCGCAGCCTGCCGTATTCGCAGACAAGGCATTTCTTGTTGTTCTTATAGCGTCGGTCGGGGGAACCATCGGCATTGACCCGGAGCCAAGTTTCTTTGACCACCTTGCTATCCGCCGGTAGATGCTCCTGATCCGTGACACAGTTGACAGAATCGACATTGAAAGAGACCTCCGAAAGGTCGTATGCGCTGATTTTGCTATTGTGGAGATAGAAAACCTTATCCGGGAAAATATAAATGGACTCCTTCTTATTCAGAGCGGCCGAAAAAACAGGCACATTTGTTCTGAGAAAATAGGGGAGTGCAGGCATTCCGAGAGCTTTTTCTTCGGATACTGTTTTCTCGGCACCGCCATTCTTTTTTGCGCTGCTGTTGGTGTGGGTTTCGGGTACATAGAAAACGGCATCACAGGCAAATAATTTACGCCAGGCGTTATACCATTCTTCGTAGGCATCAAACTGTTCATCGGTGAAGTTGTATTCCAAATTTACAGGGGCAATATAGTGGGCATAGAGAAATACGATGAATGATAAAATGGTCAGGAAAAGCCGCTGCGGTGTATGAAGAACGATGAAAGCGAGCAGGCCGATAGCCCCAACGATAAGTGAGGCTTTATTGAGAAAGCAAACCCGGTTGATTCGCTTCATAAGCGCCTTGAAGTCGGAATCTTTATAGTCTGCGCGGTCGGTAGATTGAATAACTTCCGTATCTGTATATGGTTCTTCTTTTAGAGCACTTTTTCGTGCAGATTTATAAATGGATTCCTCGGTCGAATAACTCAGTCCGGTTCCCGGGATGGAGGCGGTTTGCCGGATTTTTCCGTTCGCTGTTTTGGTGATTCGATACCCGGGAACACCCCATGAGTATCCAACACCGCTACCAGAAATATTGATGCGGAACCCACCACCAAGCCGAATGCTTTTTCTATACCTGAATCCCATATCACACCATAACCTTTCCTGTTATTTTATCACGAGCATTGGTATATGTTTCCAAAAGCTGGAAATGCAAAGTACAGATGTCATACTCTTTCAATGGCCTATCTGTAAGCCGGGAAGGAGTGATGGCACATGGCAGCATCGGATGAACACCCGAAGCACGGAGAAGTGCTGGATGAAGTTCTGCGGGACGAAATCAAGGATTTACCCCCTGAACAGATCCGGCAGGTGCTTGAGTACATCGGGCAGCTGAAGGAGCAGTAACGCATCCTTCAGCATGGGCAGGCTCCCTTATTGGGGGTCTGCCTTTTGTTCTGCATCCAGAAATTTCAGGAAGCGAACGTATTCTATAACCTTTCGCATTTCATCATCGGTCAGGCCTTGTACACTGTCCATAAGTTGTTGCTGCATAGCATTTTTGACGTTTGATGCAGGGGCGTCTACCTCGCCGCGCAGGTAGGCCACGGACACCCCGTAGAGGTCCGCAATGATAGAAAGGTCTGCATCCGTTGGAGTTGCCTTACCGTCCTTCCAACCAGCAATCAGGGAACGACTTTTCCCACATAGGCGCGCTATAAAAGCGCCTGATGTGCCATAGTGTTCGGTCAGATCGACGATGCGTTGTACTGTAACCGTCATACGTTTTACCAGCTTTCTTCTAAGAATCTTGTGCACGGTGCTGAAATCTAACAAATGTTTGCTTTGCGGTCTTGTCCTCTAACAAGTGTTGGATTATTATATAATCACAATCAAACATTTGTTAGATTGCAAGAGCCAATGGAGGACAGGACAATGAGAACAGTAAAATACAGCGAATTGAGCCGGGCGATGCATGATTTCACAAAGCAGATTGACACGCTGGATGAGTGCATCGAAGTTGGTTTGGTTTCAGGCGAAAAGGTGCAGATTAGCATTTCGGCCAGTTGCCCGGAAGCAAACCCGGAGAGAGTAGCAGAGTTTGCAAAGCATCTGTCCGAAGTTGCAGTGGCGGCAAAGAACTTTAAATACGCCGGTTGTACAATTGTTCGATAAGGGGGATTCGATTATGACGTATGCAGACATCAACAAAATGTTCACCGCTGAAGTAAGCAAGTACTTGGCGCGTGGATATCACTTCAACACAGCAAGCATGAGTGGGAGCCAAGGTGAAACCGCCAAGGTTGATCTGACCAACGGTACGGAGATAATTCGAGTTCTGCTTCGAACCTTTTCCGATGGCTGGGATAAGCAGGGAACGGAACTGTTTGTTGGCCGTGTGGCCGAGAAAGAGAATGTACGTCGGGATGTGGCTTACTGCGTCAACACGATTTGGAATAACCGTCTGGAGCCGGTCAGCAGCCAGCGCTTCTACGAAGTGAATGGATATGGAGATTCCAACAAGTTCTATGGCACAGAAGCGGATGCGGAAGCCGTTAGCAAGGTACGGATGCGCCGCTATGCACAGTGCCCGAGCCGCCAGAATAAGGACATGACCAACGCCCAAACCATCAAGATTGCCGTTCCGTTCATTCGCCGGAAACTGGGCATCAAGAACGTGGACAAGAAGCGCATTGAGGTGTTCCGCACGCCGGATCACCGGTACATCATCAGCTATCGCGGCACTGGGTACCAGCTGAACAGAAAGGAGGACTGAACCACAATAGCATGACCGAAACCAACACCTTTGAAACACAGGAGGATTGACTATGTATTGCAACAAGTTTTTTAAGACCGAGGATGAAGCCAAAGCGTTCCAGAAGTCCCACGGCGGGGCTCTGTACAAGAACGTCAAGCGGAGCCACACCCGGGAATCGTACCGGGTGGAAGCCGCAATGGCTGTGCAGGGCGGCTGGATGCACGGCGCTGATCTGGATGCACACCCGTACTGTGTGGCATGGAATGGCGAACCGCTGAAAGCAAGAAAGGAGAATTAAGCCATGAAAGCACTGAAAATTGAGCCGGGCAAAGCCCCGGAACGCATTAACGTTGCCAACGAACTTGCAAGCCTGCAGAGCCTTGTAGGCGGCTATATTGAGGTGATTTACCCGGATGAACGCCGCCCGGTCGGCCTGATCTGCAATGAGGAGGGCAAGTGCTGCGGGCTTGAACTGAACCGGGCGTTGTACAAGAACGGTAAGCCCTACGACATCATTGCCGGCACGTTCTTGGTAGTTGGGCTTTCGGCAGAGGACTTCGCGGATCTGCGGGAGGAAGATGCAGCCTATTTCGAGAAGCTGTTTCGCTCGCCGGAAAAGTTTCAGCGATTCGCCGGGAGGCTCGTTATCTCCAAGGTGGTTCCTGGCGGGGTGTAAACCCCGCCTTTCTCAAAAACCGAAAAAACCGAATGGGTTTTTTCGGTTAAGTTCGCTTTTTTGGGTTTTGATGGGTTTTGAAAAACACGAACATAAAAGTGAAATTCAAGGTCAAAAAGTCAAATTTGAAGGTCAAATATCAAAATTGGATGCAAAGTAGTTTTTTGATAAATCGATGATTTTTCTAAATGTGTGTGAAACGTGAAAACCCATTGGGTTTTTTAAAAACCGAAAAAACCCATCTTCTTAAGAAAAGAAGAAGAAAAAGAATAAGAAGATATGAAGACTATCGTCTTCATCACGCGCGGGCGCGCGTTATATGGCTGATGACGAGGACGAATCCAATTGATGAAGAACAGGATCATCGGTGCGGCCAAGCAGGTAGTCAACGGAACAATCCAGTTTGTCCGCAAGCAGCATGAGCGTTTTTCCAGACGGAGGATCTTCTGCATTCTTCCAGCGTGTGACGGCTCCAGATGAGATGCCAAGCTCTTTGGCAAGCGGATTTGGCTTTGTTCCGCGGATTTCGCACATCCGATAAAAACGTTCCCAAAACAACAAATAGAACACCACCTTTTTGTGCAAAAGCATGAATCTCACAAAAATGAGAATATTGTATTGCTATCTCACTTTTGTGAGATTATAATATATCTAACAAGTGATTCATTCACCTGTTAGATGGAAAGGAAACGCAACATGGAGAGATTTGTAGCACCCATGGCTACATGGGAAATCGTGGGCGGCGACCTGCCGCCTGTCCGGGTTCGTGCCCGGACGTTCGATGAAGCACTTGCAAAGGCAAGGCTTCGTGATCCCGGCTATTGTGCCGGATGGGTCGTTGAGGAGGGCTGAACGATGATGCTGAGCATGACAGAGACCGATTACGAGAACTGGCGCGATGGTCTCCGCTGCGGTGGACAGGAGGAGTACGACACCCAGCACACAGCAGCTTCTCTCTATGAAGGGGGCTGGCGGGCAGATGCCCTTCCTGACCTGATCGAGCAGTTCAACCTGACCAGCGACGAGGCCGAAAGGATTTACAACGAGCTGCTCGATCTCGAGCAGAAAGCCGAAAGCAAGGAGACCAAAGCATGAAAAACATCAAGGTTGAGTGGTGCGAGAACTTCATCCGGGCGGCTTTTACAAAGCACATGCCGCCTCAGCTGAAGAACCCTGGCATTGAGGTGAACTACTTCTGGACGCTGGCAGAGAGGGCGGGCCTGTGGATGCGTGGCACATACGGCTCGCCGATGAGCATTGCGCTCGACAACCTCTGCACGGTAGAAAGCGTCTGCGATGGGGAAGGCCATTGGATGTTCAACGCTTTCCGGCTGGCTCCAAAGGAGGAATGAAGGATGTTTGACAAGGAACTTATGAAGCAGCTGGCCACCATTCCAACCCAAAATCGGGAGGAATGGTTTGCCGAGCGTGACAAGCTGGAAACACTTGCCGTCGAAATGACCCGCATAAATGCGAAGGACATGGTGCAAAAGTACGGCATCGCACGGGTTCTGAGGGTGCTGGCGGCGACAATCAAACAAAATCCCAATGATTACGATGCGGATGTGGTGGAAATGGCCGGATGGATCCCGCCGGTTCGATCGGGCCGGAATGCAGAGATGTGGTTCAGCTCGACCATCCACAGAGCATACGTCCAAGACCTGTTTCGCCAGTATGCGAACCTGCGCAAGCTGTGAGAAAGGAGCCTAAACCATGAAGAACGTCATTTTCACCTACGACAGCCGTGCGAAGGGCGAGGAAGGCGAAGCCTGCATGACCATCCTGCTGGATGATGACCGAGCAGCGACCGTTAAGGCTGCATACGATAACCGGCAAGGGAGCAGCGAGATTGAGGACATCCTCTTGCGGTGCAAAGTCGATGATCTGTGCGCCGCCTGTGAAATGCTCCGGGGGCGGAAGTACCTTCGCAACAGCATCAAGTGCGTGGAGGTCAAGGAGGTTTGAGCCGTGGACATCGAAATTAAGTATCAGGCCGAAGACGGCGAGATTCGGTATTATCACTTTGAGTCATGGGAGCCGGCTGAAGACGATGCCTTTCGGGAGGCGATGCAGGCATTCCGCAGCACTCGCACAGGAAAGAACAGGATGCTCTCTATCCGGGATGCATCGATTGGCGCAGGCCGAAACTGGAAAGAATAACCCGCCTGACGATGGCCTCCGGCGCAGGCCGAAACGCCCATTGGGCGTCGCGGGAGCCATGACACCATGAGCGTGTCCATTTTATGGTTCTGGGTAGCGGGTCAACATCCCGCGTAAAAGGCACGTCCACCCGGAAATTGCTTGTTAGACACTTGATGGCTTTCGCAAATCAAGGAAAGGAAGATTCACATGAAGTATGAAATCTACCAGCTGAAAGAGGACACCATGGAGCAGGTAAAACTGTGGTTCATGGCATCCGATCAGGCCGCACAGCTGGGCGGCATCCACCGGGAGAACTACCGCCGGGTATACGGCGGTGAGATTCCGTCTGTCCCGGAAGTGGGCAGGATGCTTCTTCGCCTGTTCGCACTCTTCAACGGGTCGAATCGACCCGTTGATTTCTCTGGCCACAGCATGAGCGTGTCCGATATCGTGCGGCTCACCGAGGATGGTGCATCCAGCTGGTGGTACTGCGACCCCTACGGCTGGATGGAACTGAATGGGGAAGAATGGGGGCAGACCTGATGCGTCACTACACAAAAGCGGAGTGGCGCAAGATCCCAGAGCCCTACAAGGGACGTTGGGAAGCATCTCCGTACAACCTTGAACGAGTGAAGCGGGGCGAACTGCCAGCTGAGTACATCGGCAAACGGACAACCATCGTCAATGACGAGCATCGCGGTACGGTGCTTATCACCGAGGGCGCGCACTTCGTCATTGATGGTTGATTTCACCAAATCGAACAAACGTCCACAGAGAAGCGATTTGAGCCGCATATCCTGCCGGGCGGAAAATTCCATGCGGGAGAATAGAAAACGCAAAATAGAGCCATCGGAGCGGCTCTGAGCATTATTTCCGCTGGCTCAGAATGAACTGCAGGAAATCCGTAACCTTTTGGCGCTCTTCATCTGTTAACTCCATACGCTGCACAGCGGGGTCAACGGTGCGCCCCATGAGGAAGTCCATGGAGCAGTTCAAGTAGTCAGCGATGCGCGCCAGACTGTCGGCGGCGATCATGCGACCAGTTCGCAAGTTGGAAAGGACGCCTTTACTCATTCCGAGTTCGGCGTACATATCCTTCAGCTGGATATTGCGTGCCTTTGCCTGAATTTTGATGTTTTCCGCAAGGGCGATAGAATCATACAAATTTTCGGTTGTCATTTTGTGTATCCTCACAAAATCCATCAATTGATGCCCAAACGGCTTGAAACGTTGCAATTGATGGATTATAATACACTTGTACAGAACAAATGTTAAGTGAAAGGGTACAGCGCTTACCATTCAGCGCGTTCCCCCAGAACCTCTCAGCAAAGGGGTTCATTCGTACCACGCAATACGAACCATGAACGTTGACCTCCTAAAGACAAGCGCCGCTGCAAAGCATAGCGGACAACAGCCGCAAGTTGGATGCTGTGCAGTTATAGCGCCGCTCCCATGACAGCTTCGCTTAACGACAGGGGAACGCGTTGAATGGTGGGTACTGGCTCTTTCATTTTATCAGAAATCTAACAAGTGTTCAATACACTTGTTAGATAAATCTTTGTTAGGAAGGAGAAAAAGCATGAAAAAGACTACGATGCCGGATTGGTGCGTGGCTGTCAAGAAGGCCATGATCGACCATGACGATATGACCGTTACGGAACTGGCAAAGGAAACAGGCTTTTCTCGCTCGCATATCAGCCAAGTCGTCAATGGTGTGCTGGTGCCGTCCGAGAACGTCCAGGGCGCAATCGAAAAGTGCCTGAACATCAGCGGGGTGGCGTACCGGAGCTAACCTACATCTCAAGTATACCAGAAAGGACGGCGTGAAAAAATGGCGATTGAAAGCCAGAATATTTACAAAAATGCGCGGAAATCTGCTGGTTTTACGCAGGAAAAAGCATCGCAGCTTTTGAACGTGTCGGTTGACAGCCTGCGGGACTATGAGCAGAGCCAGCGTCCAGTGCCCAGCGATGTAGCGAGCGCCATGTGTGACGTGTATCAAGCCCCATATCTGGCCGTGCAGCATCTGCGGTTGACATCAGATCTCGGCAAACGGGTCGTGCCTGAGATCCAGTTGAAAGACCTGCCGGAAGCCGTGCTGGGCGTTCTGGCTGCGGTTCAGCGCTTCTGTGCAAAGCGGGAGGTAATGGTAGAAATCGCCGCAGATGGCCAGATCGCTGAGAGCGAGCAAGCCGAATGGGACGAAATCATGTGCTTGGCCAACGACCTGAATGTGGCAATGAACAATATGCGTTTTTCGAAAGGAGGACGGCAGTCGTGAGCAAAGAGTCGTATTTCATCGGCTGTGCAGAGGTTGCGGAACTGGTTGGCTGTGGCAAGTCCCGGGCATATAAGTACATCCAGCAGATGAATCGGGAGTTGGAAGCAAGGGGAAACCTCACGTTTCCCGGCCGGGTGCCCCGGCGGTATGCGATGGAACGCTTTGGTCTGGGGGAGGTGCAGGAGGATGAAGGCACAAACGCTCGTGCCGCTGGCAGCGGCGGCAGCGGCGCAGCTTCTGGTGGTCGGAAACATCGCCGCGGCGTTCGCTTTCCAGCAGAAGCCGCCGGTTGAAACGCTGGTTACGGTACCGGTGGTGGCCGAGATCGAGCAGGTTGAATGCGTTCGTCAGGACCCGGTTCCGTATGAGCCGGTTACATATCAGGTGCCGCTGGATGCGGAACTACAGTCCTACACGGAGAAAATGTGCGACCTCTACGATGTGCCCTTGGAACTGGCTTATGCCGTCATGCAGGTCGAGAGCGGCTTTACCCCGGCGGCGCACAGCTCTACCGGGGATTATGGATTGATGCAGATAAACAGCATCAACGCCGGGTGGCTCAAAGATAAACTTGGCATAACGGATCTGCTGGATGCCCGCCAGAACATTCAGGCCGGGTGCTATATGCTGGGTATGTATCTCAGCGAGTACGAGGGCAATGTGAATTGCGCTCTGATGGCCTATAACCTTGGCGCAACCGGAGCAAAAAAGGCTTGGTCTGCTGGCACGTATAGCACAGCCTACACGGACAAGGTGTGGAACGCAATGGTAGGGCTGCTGGAAGGAGAAAGGGATGTTTCATAAGATGGCGCAAATGATTCAGATGCACACCGAGAAGAAGCTGCTGGACGAAGTTTTTGCAACGTATCGGGATGTTCAGGATGCTGCCGCCGAAATGGCGCAGGTACTTCCGTGCCCTCGATGCGGAAAGCAGACCATGAAGATGCGCTTGCACAGCAATGCTCTTTCCCGTCAAGTTCCGGGCATCACGATTTGTGACCGCTGCGGAACCGAAGAAGCACTGGAAGATGCTGTTCACCAGCCGATGGATGTTCGCAAGTGGGCACTGATCGAAACCTACATGAAGGGGGCAAACCTGAAATGAAACGCAAAGAAAGGCATTTGACCGTGACGGGCTGGGTCGTTGTTGGACTGCTGGACACGCTGGCCGGCGTAATTTCCGGGGGGCTTATGGCCTTGTGGCAGCTGCCCAGTACATATCGCTGGCGCGGCTACTGGGCAATCGGCGGGGAGTGGATTCTCATTGTTGGTGCAATCATTATTGCGTCCCGCCTGATGCACGAACTGCAGATGCAGGCGCTTTTTGGAGGAAAGAAGAAGAATGACAAGGTGCGCTCGGTGTCACAGGGTCATTACAGATCCGGCGGCAATCGAAGTGGGGTACGGCGCGAAGTGTTACGTCAAGGAGTTCGGAAAACGGCTCCGAGCACCCGCAAAGCCCCGCAGAATCAGGACTGTCACACAGCCTAA